TCCACTCATTCCATCACATAAACTTAATACATTCATATCTTCTCGTCAGAAGATGACCGGTCACATATTATCTAGAATTACTTCATTATCTCCTTTCTTTTAATTTTATTTCGTCGCATTAATTTCAAAATATGTATCAATCCCATTTTAATTCTATATTATCTAATAATAAATTTGCTTCTAATTTAGATAAGGTTTTATATGCAACCTTATTTGTTTTGTGGTTGAATATTCTAATTTCTATATCACTTTTTACATTTTCAACCACTTTAGTATACTGATAACAGTCATTTTTATCTTTGCAATTTAGTGTACATATTCCTTTACATCTAAGACCTTCTAAATACATCTCTTTAGTAATCATATATTTTTGTCTCCTTATACTTTATTTTTAGACCTCTGTTTTTAGAGTTCTTCACCGCAACTGGGGCAATATTGTCCTGTTTGATGTAATGGCTTTAAATCTAAATCTAATAAATCATTTAAAGTTCCCTTCTCAATCATAACATTAATGTTTTCATTTATAGTTTTTTCATCTTCACATTCCTCTGGTATGCCTAGAACATCTATAGGTATTGGTATATCCCTATTGTCGTTAAATCTATGTATTTCACTCTCATCAAATCTATGTGCGGTTCGCAAATCAGAATTATATCCACCTTCATTTTCTCTACATCCCCAAAACAAACCCCATTCTCCACCAAATATACTATTGTGTCTATTACATAGAACTAAATATTTTTTGCCCATTTTATTTCTCCTCACTTTATTACATCATAATTTTAAAATATATTTATAAATATTTATAATTTCCAAATAAATAATAAGCTGTTTTAAACTCTAGTGCTTTCTCTAATGATATATCAGATTGCTTTGCTGCTTTCTCTACTGCAAATACATCTGATATAGGCAACTGTACATAATAATCTATAAATTTCAATGCTTGTTCTGGCTTTATCCCAACTTCTAAAGCTACCTTTTCTACCTTCCAATAATGCTTATTTTCTTTTAAATTTGCTAACTCATTTTTATTCAGCCTATTCATCTCCTTTCTTTTTAAATTATTTTGAATAAAATAGTTAATTTATGCAATTTTGTTTTTCCTTATGTAATCTTTATAATATTGAATTTCCTTTTTTAATCCATTTATAGCTATATTTAATTCATTATTCTCATTCTTTAATTTATTATATGTATTGTTAAGCTCCACTTCATTTTTCTTTCTATTCTTATTTTTAAGAATTTTTATATTTGATTCTTGTTTTTTATTTTCATTAACTAGCATAATATTTACAAATTTTAATTTATCTCTTTCTTGTTTTAATTTTTGAATTTCAGATTGTATTTTCAAGCATAATTTATCTTCGTTAATATCTATTATTTTTAAAGAATTTGCAATTCTTCTAATATCTGATATTTTCGTTTCTTCCATTTTATTAACCGCCCCTTCTTCTTTCTTACAACTAAGGAATGAATTTAATCATTTCTATTATTTAACTCCTGTACTTCCTATTCCACCTCTATCTTCATTGCCTAAATCTTCTACTTCTATAAATTGTAATGTAGGCATTTTTTCTTGTATTCTAAATTGTCCCATTCTTGCTGGTTCTAAAAATATGTACAAATGTACTCAAATTAGATAATTCGCACTTATTTTATCTTATGATAATTTTAAGTCTTGGATGTACCAGTTCGTAAAGTTCGTGATAACCAGATGATTTCTAGTCACTACTCACTAAACTATCCTACAACCGTATTTTAAAATTTTATAATTAAAGATTTATCTAACCCTCATTTCTGATGAAATATATGCTTCATTTCTGAGGTACATATATTTGTGATTAAATACTCTTTTAATATCAATTTAACTCTAACTTACTTTTAATCTATTTTCTAAAATATCTTTAACTTTTTTATAATTTGTATATAAAGTAATGTCATTATCATATTTTCTATTTAATATATTTTTACTTGCATTAGTATCAGCGTGTGTTTCTCCGCATTTAGGACAAGTAAATACATCACCATCTCTTTTACCAAAACTTCCACAAAAACTACAAATCTTACTTGTATACGCAGGATTTATATAAGTATATTTAATACTATAAAAATCACATTTAAACTCTAATCTTTCTCTTATATAACCTTTTATCCATCTTGATAATTTACGTTTTATTGATTTAGGATATTTATCATTCCAATTAACAAAATCTAATTGTTCCATAACTATTTCAGTTGGTTTTTCTTCTTTTATTAATTGATTTAATGAATAATTTATATAAGATTTTACTATTTGGTCATGTTTTTGTTTGTTATGATTATATTTTACTTTACCTAAATTATTTTCTTTTATGGTCTTAGCTTTCTTAACATTACCTTGGTCTAAATATTGACTATATAAAGCCCAAAATCTATTTCTTTGTGAATTGACTTTATTTAATCTTTCAGTTTCTTTAGATAATATATTATTTAAGCCTTCACCATAAAAATTATTGCTTGATACTGCAAATAAATATCTATAGCCTTTGTCTATTCCTATAATATTAGTATCTTTATTCTTTCTAGTTTTTATTTTTAAAGGACAATTTATAACTATTCTATTATCTATAATTTTAACTATCATTGTTCTATCATACTTATTGTTGTCAGTTAATTCTACAGACAGTCTTTTGCCTTTCTTTGTAGAAGTTATATTAATACAATCATTTTTGTAAGAGTATAATCCAGTATCTATAGAAAATGTTTTTCCTACTTTAGAATAAGGTATATGTCCTTTATATTTTCTAGTATATCTTCTAATAAGATTATTTAGATATTTAAAATTTAAATTTTTGTTTTTAAATATCTTAGGAATATCGAAGCCTATATGGTTTAAAACTTTATGATAATAACTATTAAATTTAACAATATAATTTATATAATGTTTATCTTTATTTGACAAATTCTCATTAACCTTAACCTTCTCTTTAATTTCATTCTTTATATTAGACCATTGAGATTTAATATTTCCCATAGCTTCGGTTAATGCTAATTTCCAATACCTAGCAGGTAATTTCCATTGCTCATAGAATTTAATTTTAGTCCATTCATCTCTTATTTGCCTTTCTTTACCCAATAATGGAATACTATTAATCCCACTATATCTTGAATAGACATAGTTCTTTACATTCTTATATTGATTAGCTATAAACTTTAATTCTTGTAATATATCATCATCTAATTCATAGGAATATTGTTTTACTGTTTTAATGATAGTACCCATTATTAATCACCTCACTTATTTACCATATTTATATATTATCATAGTGTCCCCACCTTGTCAACACCTTTGGTTTATGATATTCTTAATTTAATAAATGTATTTTTGAGGTGTGGTATTATGGCTATTAGTAAAAATAATACAAGAATTAAAATTACTATTCCTAAGGAAATGAATGAACAATTAAAATTAAAAGCTAGTAAAGAACAACGTTCTGTTAGTAATTATGTTTATAAATTAATTATTAAAGATTTAGAAAATAAATAATTATAAAATTTTAAAATACGGTTGTTTAATTATCTAATTGACATTTGCATATATTTTTAGAGTGTTCACATAGGTTCGCCACTCCCTATGCAGTTCTCTTATGAACTTCTCATACTTTCATATGACGCACAGACTATATCACAACCCTATTAGATAGGGTTCTCCCCATTTCCCCTCACTTGAAGGTACGAGATTTCTCTCTAGTCGTTGAAGTTTCCTCTATTCGAGGCTTACCTGCTGATTACCCATTATTAAAGTGTTTAGGATTTAACCTTGTACCATCTACATTATTTTTTCTACTTTCGTCACCATCACGTTTAGACTTATTTCATTCTTGCGTTGTGGTTAATGTAGCCTTAGGGACTTCCAGCAATTAAAGGAGTTTTGGATAGATATTATATCTATCACTCTACACTCTTTACGAATGTAGGGAGCTTTTGTTTTAAAATATACTTTTGTCTATATTTATTTATATTTAGGTATATTTTTAACAACTAATTAGTTGCTCCTAATTCTATTTGTCCATCTCTAGTTGCATAAAATATCATCATCCATTCATCGTTATTACCACAATAAGATTCATCTATAATTCCTTCTGAATTGACTAATAATAATCCATAGTTTTTAAATGTACTACTTCTTGGCAATACATAAGCTTCATATCCTGTAGGTAATTCCATACTAAAGCCTAATTTTATTTTTAATACATCATCTTTTCTATAATAAACAGTTGTTTTCCCACTATGTATTTTTGTAAATAAATTTGAATCACTTTCTTCTTTTAAACCTTTGGTATTCTTTACTACTTTAACTTTACAAGCTCTAACGTCTATCCAGTCTCCTTTATCTATTTTCTTTAACTTCCAATCCTCGTTGTTATGATGGTATTTAATTTTTATCTCTTTACACATTAAACATCTTCCTTTCTTTTAAAAAATATACTTGCAAGGAAAGGTTGTCCAAACCTTACAAGTATTATATTACCAAATTGTTTTATAATTGTCAAGTATTTATTTTCTTTTTAAATTATTTTATATTATGTGATAGTTTATCTATTAATCGTACTAAATAGCCTCCTATAAGTTTATTGAAAATATTCATAGATACCTCTTAAAAATCATCTTCCCATAAAATTATTTTATTTTGTTTTAAACTTTTTTGCACATCTATTATTCGCTGATTCGAAGACCCCCTAAATCTCAGCGAGGCATCTTTAAGATTCGATACAAATTTTCCATCTACTACTACATCTATTAGGTTTAATATTTCCTTTGTTTCTGGATTTGTTCTCTTAATTAATTCTTCAAATACAAATCCTGTATAGCACCATATGTTTAAATTATTTTTTTTGATTTTTCTCAAGAATGGTATTAACTCTCCTATATGTTTTTCAGTTAAAGGTTCTCCACCAGAAAGTGTTATTCCATCAATCATTTTATTATTTAATATAGATTTTAAATAATAATTTTCATTAAATAATGTTCCATAACTCTCATTCCATGTTTGAGGGTTTTGACAGCCCTCACAGTAATGAGGACAACCACTAATAAATAAAACACTTCTCCATCCTATACCATTAGACATACTTTCTTCATAAAATCCTGAAATATTAATGTTATCACTTCCTTATATGCTATGTGTAATCCTATCTTCCAGTTCTGCTTTTTTACCATCATTCCAACTATCAACTGTCCCAACTAAATATCCAGTGATTCTTTCAATTGTATCTACTTTCTTACTTCTACAATTAGGACATATCTTTAAATTTTTCTCAGCACTTTCATATCCACAATCCAAACATCTATTACGCAAGTGATTTATTGAACCATATCCTATATTGTACTTATCCATTAGGTCTACAATACCCATGATTGCTTGAGGATTGTGTGTAGCATCTCCGTCTAACTCAACATAGAAAATATGTCCACCTCTTTCTAATTCATGATAAGGTGCTTCTATTATTGCTTTATGTTCTGCTGTACACTTGTACCAAACTGGTACATGAGAACTATTTGTATAATAATCTCTTTCTGTAACATTTGTAATTATTCCAAAATCTTTTTTATCTTGCTTTACAAATCTTCCACTCAAACCTTCTGCTGGAGTACCTAGTATTGAATAGTTTAATTTGTATTTCTCCTTATATTGCTCTGCTTTATCTCTCATATATGTAATAACTTCAATTCCTAATTTTTGAGACTCCTTATTCTCTCCATGATGGCATCCAGTTAATGCAACTAGGCATTCTGCTAATCCTATAAAACCTATCCCTAAAGTGCCTGTCTTTATAACTTCTTTAATTTTATCATTAGGATTCAATTGTTCTGAGCCATTCCATAATCCGCTCATTAACAATGGGAATTGTTTAGCCAAAGCAGTAGATTGAAAATTAAATCTTTCATATAATTGTTTTGCTACAATATCAAGATATTTTTCTAATCTACTAAAAAAGTCTCTTATTCTTTCATTTTCATTATGAGGATATCTTTCTTTTGCTTCGAGTGCTAATTTAACTATATTTATAGAAGTGAATGATAAATTACCTCTACCTATACTTGTTTTTTCTCCAAATATATCTTCAAAAACTCTGGTTCTACAACCCATAGTTGCTACTTCATATATATACCTATTAGGGTCTTTTTCATCCCACTTTTCATGTTGATTAAAAGTCGCATCAAGATTTAAAAAGTTAGGGAAAAATCTCTTAGCAGTTACCTTACAAGCTAATTTATATAAATCATAATTTCTATCTTGAGGTAAAAAATTAACACCTTTTTTCTTTTTCCAAATTTGGATAGGGAATATAGGAGTTTCTCCATTGCCTACACCCTCATATGTGCTTAATAACAACTCTCTTATTATACATCTTCCTTCTGCACTTGTGTCAGTTCCATAATTTAGAGAGCTAAATACAACTTGATTTCCTCCTCTTGAATGAATAGTATTCATATTATGAATAAATGCTTCCATAGCTTGATGAACTCTTTTGACAGCTTCATTAATAGCAAATTGTATTGCCTTATCTACTGGATTTTCAATAGATTCTATTGATTTTATTATATAATCTTCTACTTTAACTTTATTAATATCAATTAAATTTTCTATATTCATAATTTTTATAACTTTATTTAATTCTTCTTTAAACGTTTTTTTAACATAAGGAGCTAAATAAAAATCAAAAGCTGGAATTGCTTGTCCTCCATGCATTTCATTTTGCACCGTTTCCATACTAATACAACCAATAATACTAGCTGTTTCAATTCTTTTAGCTGGTCTACTTGCCCCATGTCCTGCACGAAACCCATTTTGTAAAATTCTATCAAGAGGATGTTGTAAACAAGTTAAACTTTTAGTAGGGTAATAATCTTTATCATGAATATGTATATAGTTATTCTTAACAGCATCTTTAATTTCTGGACTTAACAACATATCGTCAACAAAAGGCTTTGTTGACTCACTTGCAAATTTCATCATCATTCCTGCTGGAGTATCTGCATTCATATTAGCATTTTCTCTTGTAATATCATTCTTTTCAGCATTAACAATTGTCATGAAAGTTTCATATGTTTTTTGACCTCTTGCGATATTTCTTTTTTCTCTATAAGTTATATATTCTTTGGCTACTGCTTTATTTGAAGAATTCATTAGTTTTTTTTCAACCATATCTTGGATTTCTTCTACAGAAAGTGATCTACATTGCTTATTAACATAAGTTTCTATGTCTTCTGCTATTTTATTTGCTAATCCATTATTTAAGTTTTGAGATTTTTCCATAGCCTTCAATATAGCATTGGCAATTCTTTCTTTTTCAAATACTACTTTTCTTCCATCTCTTTTTATTACTTTTATCATGTAATTCCTTCTTTCACATATTAAATTATTTTAAATTAATATAAAATCAACCCTTTATCATATTTTTAATTAATCCCTAATTTTGTTTTTGTTTCATCAAGTAATTCTTGAGTAAATTTATCTTTATAATAATCCTCAAATATTTTTATTGATTTTTCATTAAAAACAAAAACATATTCATCATTAATCGTCTTAAAATCTACTCCTCCATCCATTATCATGTCTTGTACGCTAAGAGTTTTATTAAAATTATAAGCATATTGAAAAATACCATCTTTTTGTTTAGGCTTTTTATCATCTTCTATTTTTTTAACCATTCCTGTAACAATGTTTATTTTTTGTTCAATTGTTGCATTTCCATAATTTAATCTCATACTACACCTCCTTAAATTATGCTTTCCAACATTTTTTATACTTCCAACTTTCTTCATTTGTTAATTCTATTTCTTTATATGAAACAACCTTCCCATATGCTTTACTAAATTTAGTATCACATATTACAAAGTCATTTATATTTAATCTTTCATTGCTTATAAAGTTATATTGTTTTTCATTAGGCTTATGCTCTATATAGTAAACGATTTTTTAGTTTCTTTTAATTTAAATCTTTGTTTGCTCCCTATACACACCTTATCATCAACTTTAAATTTCATATTAATCCTCCTTTATCCCTTTGTAATAAGTTTTAACTATTTTAACTATTCCTTTAATTTGATATTCCCAAGCTTTTAAATCATCACTTTTTATCTGTGGAAATATTATCTTAAATTTTTCTATGTATTCATCTGGAGTCATATCACAACCTTTCTTTACTTTAGAAGTAATATCCACTTCTATCTTGTATAATAAATCATCAGTGAACATATTAATCACTCCTCTAATTTTATTACTTCCATAGACACTCACTTCTATATTCCTTTTCTCCATCTTTAAATATTATAGTTGCTACAGAAGAAGTTAAATATCTATTATTATAATAATTTTTATCCCTAATGCTATTAAAATGAATTTTATTCTTATTAATTTTTTTAATTTGCTTTCCCATAACACTATCCCTTCTTTATAATTATTAAATTATTTTAACCTCCTTTCTAATTCTTCTACCAATTCTTCATTTGTATAATTTGATAATTGTTTTTCTAATACAACATCAACATCATTAATTGTTTCACCATGTTCTAAAGTTTTATAGCCTCTAATCTTTTTAACTTTGAACTGTTTAATTAATCGTTCCTGTGAAAAATCCCATATTCCCATTATTTTTCCTTCCGGAGTACATACAACAGAAATTACGCTATTATTATTTCCAACATTAAATGTTACAATATCTCCTGTGTTAAGCTTGTTCCCTTTAATATCTATTTTATTTGTTTCTTCTCCTATAGGGAATTTTTCCTCAAAATATTGTAAATACCCTGTAAATTTCTTACTCATTTAGTTATCCTCCTCTTTTTATTGGACATTAATTCTTTATTAATTGATTTTAAATAAAATCCATATTTTAAATTATCTGAATCGTTGTATATTATAGTTGATTAAAGCTATAATATACAACTTATGTATTAAATTATTTATTAGTTCTCATATCTAATATGGGATTTCCTCCCTGTACTTGAGGTACTTTACCATCCCATTTTTTTACTTTTTCATACTCTACAATAGTATTATTCAATGTAGATTGCTTTAATTTATTTGCATCAGCTTCAGCTTTAGCTCCTATCTCTGTTACTTTTGCTTTAGATTCTGCATCTACTTTATCTTTTTGTGCTTTTATTTTTGCAGTTTCTAATTCTATTTTTTGCTTTTCTAATTGTTGTTGTGCGTTAATCCTATCTTGTATAGCCTTGTTAGTTTGTCCATCTACGTTTATTCTAGTAAAATTCACACTATCAATAACTATTCCATATTCTTTAAATTTTTCTTTAGAATACTCATATAATTCCCTATTTAAATTACTTCTCTTTTCTCCATAAATATCTAGCACTGAAAACTTAGAAGATACTTCTGTCGCATATGCTTTCATTTTTCCTTTTATAAAGGTTTGTTCAATTACATCTCCCTTTTGCCCTTTAAATCTCGTAAATGTCTGTGGCAATTTCTCATTGTCAAAATGATATGACAGCTCTAAATCCACAGAAAGTGTTTTTCCATCCTTACTCGGTATTAAAAAACTATCATCATCTTCAGAACCTTCTTTTTTATCTTTGCTTAAAAATGCTTGTTCTGTAGCAACTGAATACTCTACAACTTTTTTGAATGGAGATATTAAATGCCAACCTTGACCTAAAGTTTTACCTTCTACTCCTCCATCCATACTATAAACAACTCCTACATATCCTGCTTTAATTCTTTCTGTTGATTTAAATAATGTAAACACTCCTCCTATAACTAATACTCCTGCTATTAAACTTGATAAAAATTTCTTATTCATTATTCATTCTCCTCATTATCTTTAAATATTTTATTTGAAATTATTCTTGCTAAGTCAACTAACTTATTGCATATAGGTATTAATGATATAAAGACAATAACTGATATCAAAAATACAATTAAATAAAAGACTGGATTCATAATTAAGATATCTCCTTTTCTTTTTAAATTATTTTATATATAGAACAGCATCGACTATTCTATTCTCAGTATTATTTATTATCCACCGTTCACTAACATTTGGTATGAATATATCTACTTTACATTCTGTTTTATTTTCATTTAGCCATCGTATCGCCCCACCTGAGTCAACTACTTTATGACTGCCCATACCATCTATATGTAAAATACTCCCGTAAGAAATCTCTTTAGGCATAGCACATACTTTCATATTATGGGATGTTAAATCTTTCCCTCTCTTATCTAACTGTCCGCCTTGAAGTGCATTATCAATATTTGTATAATATGTTATATGTACCTTAATTTTCTTAATTTGTTTAATATTTAATAAATCACCTCCTCTCGATAGCTTAGCTTTTTTAATTGCTTACTCTTCTTTCTTAAATTATTTATATTTTTTTCTAAATTTTTTATATTTTTTTCTAAATTTTTAATTCTAATAGTCTTATTATCAATCTCTTTTGTTAATATTTTGTTTCTAGTTTGCTCTTTTTTAATTGTTTTTTGTTGAGTATGTATTTGCTGGTCATTCTTATTCTTACTATGTAGTAAATACATATTACTTAAAGCTAAAATACAAATAATAGCTAATAATTTTTTCGATATCATCAAACAATCATTCCTTCCTATTTCCTAATCATCATACTTCCAACCACAATTAGGACATTTTCTAATACTTATTAATTGACGACATTCTGTACCAAAATGCTCAAGCATTTCACAATCCTTTTCCGTTAGCACTATTAATTCTTCATTGCATTTTGGACACTTGTCATTATTAAGCCTTCGAACTTCTATTTCTGTTTCAATGCGTTGTAATATTCGTTTCAGTTCTCTCTTTTGATTTTGTTGCAACATGTTCAAAGAGTCTGTGACAAATTCGTATAATAAATTTAACCCATCATCTTCTAAATACATTTCTGGATTATTGAATATATCTTTAAACTCATTAAAATAAATATTTCCCTTATTCAATCTTCCTCAACCTTCCTTTTCAATATTACTAAATTATTCTATATTTGTCAAGTTTATGTATTAATTTTTATTAAATTATTTCTATTCGGCATATACATGATGAATCGTTACTGGTTTATTATATTCTTTATGTAAATCTAATCTTTTTTCTTTAATTAAATCTCTAAAAGGTATTTTAACCAATTCTTCTTTACTATAATCATAATAACAGCAATTATCTTCTATATCATGTTCTATTATTTCTCCTTTTCTTCTATCTTCCCAAAGATAATCACTTAATTTGTTTACTTCTTTTTTAGAGTTACATAATATATATAATGTCAACTTATTTTCGTTTACTCCTGTTGTCTCAAATATTTTATTCATTTTTCTCACCTAAGTCCTTTCTAATTTACTGATTTACTGATTTTATTAAATTATTTACATTAACACTTATCTCTTCCAAAAATTTAAATCAATTAGTTTAAATCTCTTCTTTTTTTTATTATTTAAATGATTATCTTGCAATGTCTTTAATCCTGATTTTAATAAATCATTATACTTTTTTAAATTTTCTACTTGCTTTTCTAACATTTCATTTTCTTGCTTAATAATATTACAATAGTTATTCATATTTACCCGTCCTCCAAGATAACCTAATAGCCAAAAAGCAGTAAATATTAAATCATTATCATCACATATTTCTAGTTCTAATCTGGATATTTTATCCCCATTTTTATATTCTCTATTGTCTTTTGCTCGAACAATTAATTCTATTTTATTTAAAATTTCTACATCATTTATACTTCCATGAATTTTATTGCCTGTGATTGCTAAAGGATAACCCTCAACTAAATCACAATCATTTTGAAATATATAATACTCATATCTTAATAAATCACAATGCCCTTCTTGGTTATTTTTAGGATTAAATAAATCTAATTCTATATTATCTTCTTTTTCTAACTTATTTAATTCTTCTGTTAATTGATTAAACCATTTTTTATCTTTTGTTTCTAAGGCTATATTTATCATATCTTTAAGAAACCCTTTATCTTGAATATCTAAAATTTTAATCATCTCCTAAGTTTTTAATAAAAGAATCATTTTATAAAATTATTTTTCCAATAGTCTTCAAGCATCCCTCGTTTTATTACTTCATCAAATTGAACAATAATATATAATAAATACTTATCTAAATAAGAATTTAATTTCACCATGCATTCAAGTGAACTTCCTCCATAATATGCTTCCCTTTCTTCCCATATCTCACTTCTTTCCTCTTTTTATAAAATTCACTTAATTTAATTTCAATAAACCCTTCAGGAGCTTTGGTTTCTTCATTTATTTTATGACTATCTAATTTAACATATAGCTTATGCTCCAATTCAAATTGACTTAATCTATATCCGCCTAAAGATAAATTATTAGTAGAAGTGGATTTAAAATAATCACCTATTCTTGGTTTTAATAAATTTATAATTATCTTATTATCTATACAATACTGTTCAAATTCTTTACCTATTTTACTATTCTTTTTAAAACTACATAGTTCATATTGATCTGGTTTATACAATTGTTTACTTAAACTTTCTTTATCCTCATCAGTTGGTATTATTGATAAAGAAATGTCTTTTTTATCTTCTTCTGAAAATGGTATATCACAAAGTCCATCACCATATAGCCAGTATTCTTTTGCTTGAATACCTTTTTCTCTTAAAAATTTAAACACGAATTCTTTTTGTTTTTCTCGTCTTTGTATGTACTCCTGCAAGTCTTGATAATATTTACTTGGTCTTGTTGCTATATAAAATTTTTCCATTATAACACTCTCCTTTTATTGTATTATTAAATTGTTTTATAATTACTATAAAATTCTTATTTTATATCATTTTTACCCCTTGCAAATGGCTTGGTTAAGCCATTCTTAAAATAAGTTTTTTGTAATTTTAGTCATTTTGGTTAAAACGCATCTGTATTGATTTTAAATTTATTTTTGTAAATTTTTAGATTTTTTCATTTCTGACTGATATATAAGCTTGTATATAAAATTTATTCATCTAACTCATTATTAATATTTTCTATTACCAAATTAAGATTTTGTATAGCATCTTCTATACATCCTTTCATATCTAATTCTTCTAATTTTCTTTTATTAGATTTTAAATTTCCTAAGATAGTTTGTAATTCTGTATTCTTATCTATATCAACTGTTTCCTTATTTTCTAATTCATCCATAGCAATGTTAGCTAATTCATCTGCTCTTTCATTCAATTCTACACCATCGTGTCCTTTGCATTTATTAAAAGTTACATCTTTAAACTGTTTTGTTAATTCTAATATTTGTTGCCATAGCTCTTTATTTTCAACAGGTTTCTTTTGTGAATTTCTCCAATTCTTTTGTAACCAACCATGAATCCAACTATTCATACCATTAACTAGATAAGCACTATCTGAATGTATTTCAATGTTACATATAGGTCTTACATCCCTTTTAATTGCTTCTAGAGATTTAATGCAAGCTGTCAATTCCATCTGATTATTTGTTGTGTTAACCTTATTTCCGTATATCTCTTTCTTATTGTCTGTACCATTTTGATTTAAAATAGCACCCCATCCACCTATATTATCTTTTTTTTGGTTTCCTCTACAGCCACCGTCACAATATATTATAATTGTATTTTTCATTAACTATACTCCCCTCTTTAGATTACAGGTTTTATTTCCCTTAACCTGTAATCTTATTTTATCAAATTATTTTATGTTTGTCAAATAATATTCGTTAAATTATTTTGTATTTAGTTCTATTAATAAATCTTTTAAGAATGTATTTCTTTGTAAATTTTCTTTTTTCTTTAGTGCTTTGTTTATAGTTCTTATATTTCCAATATGAAATACTCTTAATTTAGCCCTAGTCCCTCCAACATATAACAAATTAGAATTTAACATAAAAGTATGTGCTTTAGGTGAAATTAAAATTATGTTTTTACTGTTGTCACCTTGTGCCTTATGTATAGAAATACAATACCCTAATTCTATTTCATCTAAGTTTTCTTTAGTATATATAATTTGTTCTTTTCCAAAGTCGACTATCATTTCATTCCATCCAATATCAATTACAACTCCTGTATTTCCATTATAAACAGATGCAATTTCTTCATATACATTAATAGCTTTATAATTATTTTTTATTTGAATAATTTTATCTCCTTTATAGAATTTAGTATCTCCCCTTTGCATATATTTGTTATCTTTATTTTTCTGTATTAATTGTTGTATATAATTATTAATATTTTTAGTACCATACTCTCCTTTATTATAAGCTGATAACACCATAACATCATTTATGCTAAAATCATCTTTTAATAATTTAGCATAAATTTTCAATATTTCACTTATAATCATATTTTGAGGTCTTTCTAAATATATATAATCCTTTTTTTGTCCAAATATTTTAACACCTTTAAAATCATCTGGTAGAAACTGTTCTCCATTTCTTATCTTAGTAACTATTTGCATTAATCCACCTTCGTTATACCTAAATATTTTAGTTAAGAATGTAGTAGGTATAATTTTGCTAGTAAGTAGATCATGAGCTATATTTCCACAACCAACACTACTTAACTGATAACTGTCAAAAACTAATAATAGTTTAGTATTTTCAAAATCTATAGCATCTAATAAATGTTTCATCAAATAAATATCTGTCATTCCGAATTCATCTATAATTACAGTGTCTACCTTTAATTTATTATCTTCATTAAATCCCCAAGCAGGGTCTTCAGATGGATTATATTTTAATTGTCTATGTATTGTACCTGCATCTCTATCTACATAAGTAGCTAATACTTCTGAACTTTTTCCTGTTGGGGTAGCCAACAAATAAGTTTTATCATTGTCTTCTAACATATTAACAACCATTTTAACAGATTGGCTTTTCCCTGCCCCTGCTGGTGCTGTTAATATACTAACATTGTGCTGACACACCCCTCTTAAAGTATTTAATTGCTCGTTTGTTAATATAATATCTTTATCTTCTCTATATATTTCATAAGGAATATTCCATTTTTGATTCTTATTTTTTAACATATGATTTACTTTTTCAGCTATATATCTCTCAGTTTCATAAGTTTTTTTTAGTGATAAAGTTTTTGAATTCATATCTAAATATAAGTCTTTAGAATTTTTAATTATTTTAACAAAATATTGAATACATTGAGGGGTTAACTTATTACATTCTTTTCTAATTTCTTTTAAATCAATTCTAGTATTTCCATTAGATTCATTTTCTTCTAATATATAATTTATACAAGCTTTCATTCTAGTTTCTGATGTTTTTAAATCATAATCAAATTGAAAATTATCTTTTATTTGATTATTTTGAAATTGTTCTTCCATTCCTAATAAAATGGAATCTGCTGTTTTAAAACCCACTCTTGATAATCGACAAAGACAATTATAGGGGTTTGCTTTCATTTGTTGTTTAATGGTTTTTGTAGATGTGAATTTATCATATAATTTTTTTATGATATTAATAGATAAATTTCCACCAAACTCATCTATTAAATCTATTAAACAAAAATTTTCTATTATATTATTTTTTATTTTTTCAAATTTTTTCTCTTTTATTCCTTTTGTTAAAGACAAATCTATATCATCTAAATCATTCTTGATTACTTTATCTATAATATCAGGATATACCTTTAATAACACGTCAGCTTCTTTATAAGTTAAAACTTCTGTAAGAAATTTCTTAGCAGTAGTTTTATTAGTAGGTTTTTCTCTTTTAACATTTAAAACTTTATATTGATAACCATATTTCTTATTTTCTTCTGTTGCTCTTATAGTATATTCTATATCAGGCACTAAATTATGTATATTCCCAACTATTATATATTCCTTTTTATTATTCTGTTTTAAATCAGGATAAATATTTTTATCTATTTCTATTTTATATATTTTAAAATCCTCCGAAACGAACTTAGGAGATATGACTCTACATTTAAATTCATAAATTATACTATCTTTCACTAATAAACCTCCCATAAATCTACAACTTCATTAAATTCTGTTTTAGATTGATGCCATTTACCATTTTCATCTTTTTTTCTTTTAGATTCCTTATGATCTTCTAAAACCTTAATAATATTACCTTCCTTAAAAGGATTTTCTGAAAATAATATATAGTCTTTTATTTTCATTTTTTTAATCTCTCCATTTTTTATATTATATACTTTTGGATAATATGTAATTGACCTTTTATTTTTAAATATTTGTAATTCCAACACAAAATAAAATCCATTACTTGCTTTTGAAATTGTTGTTGTTGGATATCCTAAATATTCTATCTCAGCAGATAATTTATCTTTTATTGATATATCTTTATTTGGAATATTTGTAACTAATTCTTGAATCATTCCTTCCATATCAATATCTTTAAATAATTTAGCAGTTTCTTTGTTTGAATATTTTTTGATCAAATCCTCTGTCAATCCTAATTCTATTATTTTATCTTTTTTTATTTGTTTTTTGTCATATAAAACATCCATTATATTCATAATTTTTAATAACTTTTTAGATTTACCAAACTCAGAAAAATAGTCTAATTTAATTAAAATCTCTAATTGTCTTGAATTAATAGATGTTTTTATATTTAAATCTTTTAACAAATCTATAAAACTATTATATTTATTATTTCTTAAATCATATAATTCATTGGATGCTTGCTCATTTAAGAATTTTATAGAGCCTACCCCTTTGTAAATAGAATTTGTTGATTTATCATACATATATTCTGCTTTTGAATATCTGAATTTATAGTCATTAAGTTTAATTCCTTTTGTTTTAGCTAATTTTATTCCTTGTCTAATATCTTCTTCTGTTTCTGCCCAATTTAAATATGAAGTTATAAACTCTAAAGGATAATAATGTCTTAACATCGCACAATAAAATCCATTCATTGAATAACCTGTTGAATGATTATATCCAAATTGATATTCTGATGAATCAGATACGATTTGTATAAACTCTTTTGCTTCTTTTTCTGCAATTTCTCTTGTTTTTTTTGAATGATTACAATAACCTTCTAAAATTTTAGGTAATTGTTCTTGAAGCCCCTTAACATCTTTTTTCCCAATGCATCTTCGGGTAGTATCAGCAAGAGAACCACTAAAATCACATATATCGGTTAAGAACTTAATAGTATCTTCTTGAAAGACCAAATACCCATAATTATCTTTTAATAAATTATTTATCTCTTCTGAAGGATTTTGATTAATTTCTTTTTTTATTAATCTATTTCTATATGATTTTCCACTAGGTCTTAAAGAAGCATTTACTAATGACATATCATTAATTGTTTTACATTTAAATTTAGATAATAAATCAAATGCAAAATCTCCTTCAAATTGAAACAGTCCAACATTGCTTGTATTCATATCTTCCCATACTTTATTATCTTTCCAATTAATTTCATGTGCATATTTCCATTGTTTATTTATTAGTTTATATGTATCTTGAATAATACCTATTGTTTTTAAGCCCAATATATCAAATTTAACATAATTTAAAAAATCTACTGCTTTCATTGAACAAAATGAAACGGGGAAATTTTCATCACCCTTTTTATAAAAAATCCCCAAATTATCATATAATGTAATAGGGCTTCCTATCATTCCTGCTGGATGATTACCTTTTGCAATAATTGTACCTTTTATACCATCAAAGTAATAAAACAATTCTTTATTGCTTTGTCTTAATTGTTCCCATTTATTATTCAATTCTTTAACTTTACTAAGTTTTTCTTTATTTCTAATTCTCTCTATATATAAATGGTAGTCATCAAAATTAGGAGATTTACTAGTTGCTTCTTCTAATTCTTCAAGATTGACTTCTTCTTGAATTATTTTAGAATATTCTGCAAAAATTTCATCAAAACTGTTTTTTATTTTTTTTACAACAGACAAATCTTTATAATCTAAGCCTTTTGCTAATACATCAATGCTACCTCTATCTTGTATTGTGCTAAGTGATAATATATATGACACATTTTTATTACCAAATCTATTAATTATGTATTGATAAACCTTTTTTCTATCTGATGGACTAAAATCTTGGTCAATATCTGCTAAAGATATTCTATCCGCATTACAAAATCTTGAAAACACAGTATTCCAAATTATAGGGTCTACATCTATAACATCAGTTATATATGCGATTAAACTTCCTCCCACTGAACCTCTGCATGGTGAAGAATGAATGTCGTTTTCTCTACACCATGTCATTAGTTCAGACATAAACATCATAAAACTCTCCATATTTTGTTTTGACATAGCTTTAAATTCTTCAATTATTCTTTTTTTATATTTTTTTATATTTTTTTTATCTATAATATTTTTATCTATTTTTTCTTTTAATTTTTTTTCTATTAGTTTTTTCCATAATTGATTTGCATTATTCCCATAAAGATCTGGATATTTAAAAGTTCTATCTAACTCAAAATCTTCAACCATATCAGCTAATTTATTTGTATTATTAATAGCTTTCATATAAACTTCTTTAGGTAAAACATTTTGATTTTCAAAGCATTTTATTAATTCATCATAAGTTTTCCATACTAAATCAAATTCATCTTCTTCACCATAAAAACTATCTTTTGCCTTTTGCAATACTTTTCTACATTCGGCTTTATATCTAGTTGATGAATGAGTATCTGTTCCTGCTATTAAAGGTATATTATATTTTTTATGCCATTCATACAATTGCTTATTAAATAATTTTTGATGTTCACAATTATGATATTGCACTTCTAAAAAACATCTATCTTTATTTTTAGATAACCAATTAAGTAATTCATCTCTTTTTTGTATATTATATTTATATATTTCTGTTCCGTTTTCTTTTTTTAATACAGATTTATCTGATAATTGCCATAATGGTGATGCTAAACAAGCTGTAGTAATTATTATATTTGAAGATGTGTTCATCAGTTCTGAAAAAGATATTCTTGGGTTATAATACATATGTCTATCTGAATTATCTTCTTTTTCTCCCTTAGATGTTGCCATACTCATTAAAGTATTTAACTCTTTGATGCCTTCCCAGTTTTTAGAATATAATCCAATATGCCACCCTCTTATATTGTCTTCTAAATTAATACATAAATATAATTCAACTCCATGTATATATTTTATTTTGGCTTTATCACAGGCTTGTTTCTTTTTTACCCAATCATAAATTCCACCATGATTACTAAAAGCTATTGCTTTCATATTTGATTTTTTAGCCATCTTTATATATTCATCATATTTTGTACAAGAATCAGCAAAACCATTACAGTTTGAGGTATCATCATGTAAATGATGTACTACATAGCTATTCATATATTCTCCTTTCTAATTTTATTAAATTGTGTTTAATAAAATATGTTATAAATCATTTAACCAACTATCATCTATTTCATCATTCTCCTTCTTATCTTTTATAAACAAATTAATATTATCTAAATACTCTTTATATGGCTTATGTTGTTTCGCACTATAGCCACATAAATTAGTAAAATAAAACTCATTAGATTTATCTATTTCAGTCCACCATATTTTATCATTTTGAGTTATATTATAAACTTTGATATTAGATTTAATTTCGTCAATTGTATCATTTATATCTTTATTTAATTCATTAATAGAGTCTTTATTTAAAGGTATGTAAACATAACAATCTTCTATGAAATATTTTTCTTGAATTTCTTTTGGCATATTATCTAAATTATTATTTATAATAGCTTTTAAAACCATATCTTCTATTTCAAATTCATTAAATTGTTTGCTCTTAGTTAACCACATTTTTAAATTGTTTTCAATTGATTTAACCCATTCATTTCTTAATACATTTTTAGATGCTATTTTATTTTTTTTCGTTACTTTATCTTTTCCTGCCAAGGTATATGTAAGTTTACAATATTTAAGAAAATTCCATCTAATTTTTATTTTTTCTAAAGGAACTCCCTTTTGTATTAGACTTTGTGCATATAATACCAACTGTCCTTTTTCTTTATCTATTTTTTTACCAACATAAATAGTTGATGTCTTCCAATCTGTAATAACAAAATTTCCATTTTCATCTTTATGTATGAAGTCTATATATCCTTGAAAAATATTATTACTAACTTTTATTGTTACAAATTGTTCTGTTATTACTTTTGTTTTAATAGGAATATGTTGTTGATAAAACAATCTAATACAATCTTCATATCTATTAGCTATTTTTTCATTAGCTTTTTCATCTTTTCTATTGTATTTCAAACCTGCAACATTCATTTCAAATAATTTTAACTCATATTCTTTTATCATATCTTCATATTTGATTTTGCCTAAATAAAAATTTTCAATAATATCATGGCAAATGCCTCCACTGGCTCCATAAATAGAGGATTTTGTTTCGGGTTCGTGTTTTATGTATTTTAAATACCATCCATAAGGGTCTGTTTTATATGAATTATATTTTGACCATGACCATAATGTTTTTACATTATGTTTTTTCTTTATATTCTCCAATTCTTGTTTTGTTTTTCTCATTTAACCCCACCTTTTAGATTAGTTTGATTCTATGTTTTAATAAAGATTGAAAAATTTTCATTCCTTTATCAATTGGACTATCTTTTTTTTCTAATAATCCCCATTTGTCATATATATAACTTGTTTTTCTAAATTGTTTAACTCTATTACACATATCTATCGACAAGTGTTCACTCATATCATTATCCATAGCAAATATAATTTCTACATCTAAAGATAATAATATCTTAATTTGTTCATCGCTTAGTTCATGACCTCCTAATGCTACTCCCCATCGACATAATAAAGAATCTAATTTCAGTACAGATTTTTCTGCTTCAAAAACAATTACTTTACCTGATTTTTGAATATATTCATAATTTTCTTGTAACCCATATAAATTCATGCTTTTAGGAAAAGCTATTAATGGAAAATATTTAGGAATATCCAAGATATCATAATTTTTAATTAATGTTCTACCCATTACTCCTACATAATCATTTTTATTTCCACACCATAATCTATGAGGTATAACTACTCTATTCCTTTCTTTACTGTATCCTATATTAAATCTTTTTTGAGTATAAGGCATAATTCCTTCTTTTATCCAACCAATATAAGGCAAATCAATAAATTCTCTACAAAAATCGTTATGATAAATCTCTATTTTTTCATCTTCATAAGATATATGATTATCTTTTGCTTTTTTAAATATTTTTAATATATCTTTTTTTTCTTCTTTCTTTTCCTTTATACTAAATGTAAATTTTAAACCTAAAATCTTATGTAATTCTTTATTTGCTTGAGGAAAATCTATATCTTTTATATGCATTACTAAAGTAAAAATATCACCTTGTACATCCTTTTCTTTAGTAAAAATTTTTACCTTTAAATTATGTCTTTTTATGGCTATAGATGTAGTATTTTTATGGTTAGGCAAACCACATCTATATTCTTTTGTATAAGGTCTAATTCCATGACATCCAATAGCTTCTAAAACTTCTTCTAATTTATTATTTTCTATTATATATTGTTTAAGCTCATATGTTTTAATTGGAGTTCACCTACCCTCCCATCAATTAAAAATCTACAGGTACATTTGTTATTCCAATTTCTTTATATGTATTTCTACTCAAATCATGTTCTACTACAATCTGATAATCATTTGTACTACCTTCTCTATTCTTAACAATGAACAAAATTTGATAATGTTTATTTTTATCTAATTCTACAGGAATTTTAGTTTTTCCATTTTTACCACTTAATTTAAATACTTTCAATTCATGCTTTCCCCCCTTATACTCATCTTCAAATAAACCTCTAATCATAATACAAGTTGAAGCTACATCAACTATATTCTTAGCCATTCCTATATTGTCTTGACTATAAAACCTTTGTTTTGCACTACTTTTTGATAACTGAAATGTTATCCATATATGTAAATTCAGCACTTCTGGTTTAATAACATCATATATTTTTACCATATTCTGTTGCATATTTAACCAAAATGCACTATCTCCTCCGCCTACATTGGAATCTGTTTTATATGTATCTAATATAAAATACTTAACTCCCATATGTGCATATTTTTTAATACATTTTATTGCTTTATCTGTAGTATAACTATTAAATGGTTTTAAAATTATCTGTTTTTTATGATCTTTTATCCATTTTGCACATTTGTTTTTTAAAAAATCTTTAAAGTCATCATCATATTTCCCATCTCTTAGTTTATATTTTTGAACATCTTTTTTATAAATATTATTCGCTACCCAAATTAACATTTCTCTTTGCCACTTTTTCTTACCTTCTTCATTAATCATTATTACTATTATTTCGTCATATTTTAATATTGATGGCAATACAACGTTCCTAGTCATTGTTGTTTTACCTGCTCCAGATACTCCACCTGTTAAAGTTATATTTCCTACTAAATTTCCTCCTGTTTCTTTATTCAATAAATCAGCATTATATAATGGTAATCCTACAGCCGAACCTTTATCTAATTCATCTATTAATTCATCTATTCCATCTGAAATATCATAAGTAATATCATCTCCTTCAACATTTATGAAAATATGATTTAAAATAGCTTCATATTCATCATAAATATTTTCTGCTGACATATCTACAAACTCTTTTAGTCTATGAGATACAGGGAATTTCATTTTTATTAATTTAATTACCGTATTCCATTTATTTAATTCTTTTATATATCCATCTATGTTTTCTACTTGAATATATTTAGTTGCTAATGTTATTGTTTGAAATCCACCATATTCATCATATTTATCTTTTAATTTTAAATGTTTTTCTAAAAATAAATTAACTGTTATTTCATCTAAATTAGGTTTATCCTCTTTAACCATAATATCATGTCCAATTTGCCAATAAACCTTCCATTCATTATGTAAAAAGCTTTCTAATGTTAGATTGTCGTATGTTAAATATAAATCTGGTTGTTTCCATAAAATTGCTACTATATTAGCTTCACATGCTAATTTATATTCTTTTACTTTTTTTATTGCTTCTAATTCTGAATCGTTTAATTCATTCTTTTTTATTTTAGTCAAACAAGTATCACCTCTTTTACCATAGGTTATTTAACAAATTATTATTCATTTGCTTAGTTTTAGGTTCATATTCGGCTGCCAAAGTATCATTTATATTTACATTTAAAGTATGTTCTTTTGCTTTTTTGCTACTTTTGACTTTTAATACCACATCATTTATTTTTCCTTCAACAATAGCCATCATATAATTAATTCTATGTTTCTCCGTTTTAAACAAATCTCTTTGTCTTAATTTTACTAACATATCAAACTTGTTAATTTTAAAAGTTAAAAGAATAATTTCATAATCATAACTTGCCATAGGTTTTATTTTATTATTCGCCATAAATTTACCCTCATGTAAACCCCTTAATCTTAACGCTAAAAACTTAGGAAATTTACATTCTTTAGGTAATTCCAATATTTCGTTTTTTACATATTCACATAACTCTAAAAATTTTTCATGTTCTATGTTTTTAGTTTTATTAGTCAACTTAGATTCAACCCCTTGTTAAATTTTTAAAACATAGAGGAAGAATATACTTCCTCTATTTGTTATACTAATGTTTTTATGTAATCTATTAATTCTTTTAAACTACCTTTATTATCACATTTTAAAGGATTTTCTATTTTTAATTCTTTTGCTTTTATAGCTACTTCTTTTTGTTTTTCTTTATTTAATTCTTTCATATATTTTTTAAATGTTTCTATCATTTCTGAAATTTCTTCTGATTCTGTTTTCATTTTATTTTCATCTTTTTCAATATCCTTTTTAAAATCTATTATATTTTCATCTAATTCTGATTTTTTCTCTACTATATCTTTCCAATTATCATAAGAAGGATTTGCTATTATATCTCCTTTTTTATATTTTTGAGTTCTATCTTTTATTATTTCTGCTTTAAATACCTCTTCATTAGATTTAGCATCTATTTCTGTAAAAAATCTTAATACTATATCATAATCATATTCAAAACCTTTTGCTGTATCTGGAGCATGTCCCACTACTACCCAATTCTCACCTTTTTTTTCTTTTATATCTTTTTCTTGTGCAATTGATACTACGTTAATACCCTTACTACATAACATAATTTTAGTTGATTGAATCCTTTTATTTATTAATTTGATTTTTCCCCATTCTCTTTGTGATATATTAGCATCGTCTACAAGTTGACCTTTATTTCTAGCTCTTCTTTCTGCTACATTTAATGCTGAATGTTGCATATTTTCATAAATTTTTGTTTCACTATCAATGATAAAAGTATTTATATCTTTAATCATATCTTCATCGTCTGTGATTTCATCCAAAGCCTCTTCTACTTCATCTGCTGAAGTAGAATTTAATATGTACTTCAAATTTGGATATTTTCCTTTATAAAATGCCATACCATCTTCAGCATCTATTGCACAACTTTGTGGAAATGACAATGCAAACAATGTTTTCCCTGTACCTGTTGTTCCATATCCTAAAACCTTTATTCCTGACTTTACTTCTGATACCTTTTTAAATAATCCCATTATGTAAATTCCACCCTTCAAATTTTATTAAATTATTTTTAATATAGAGAGATTAGTCTCTCTATATTAATTTTTAAGTTTAATTCTTATTAACTAAAATATGTATTATAGGTTTTTTAACCAATTATCATCGTTATCATCATCTGAATCATCTTCTATTTTTTCAATAGCTTTATTAATAACATCCTCTTTGTCAATATCTTCCTCAGTATTAACATCTTCTGACTTTTTCTCAATATTTAAAGTTTGTAAAATTAATGCTATATTTAAATCATCTTCTGTATATGCTTCAATAATTCTTTCAATAGTAGGTGTTTTAACCTCATCTCCCACCATCTTTATATGTGGAGATATAATTATCATTTGTTCTGGTTTATTTCCTCCGCCATTAGCTAAAGCTATCTTATTTAAAACTTCTTCTTTATCAACATATCCTAATTCTATTAAATCTTTTATATCATTTGGTATGTCATCTTCAGTTACTTCAGTTGTATTAACTTCTCCTCTTGAAAATACCCCATCTACAACCAAAGATGTTATTGTTTTAGGTTTTGCTTTGAAGAATTTTAACAGTTTTTTAACTTTATCTGCATCTTCTTTAGTAACTTTTATATTAAAAGTTTTTGCTAAAGGTAATGTCGTTTTAACTATTTCTTTATCAAATTCTTTCACATAATCTAAAACCTTTGCATATATAGGAATAGTTAAAGTTTCTTTATCCACTTTTCCTACGCTGTCTTTATCTAATAACAACATCTGAGTAAAAGTTGCTTTAAATTGGGTTTGCTCTGCCTTTGATAAACAAATACTTGTTATTTTCTTTTGTGCCTGAACAGTATCATTATATAAAGAATATGTAAGATTTCCTTTTACATTAACTATTGTTCCATCTTTTAAATTATCTTTTATGTATTGAATAGCATCATATTCAGATAAGAATTTTTTATATACTGTTTTACCATTTTCATCTTTTTCAATTCCTACAGTTATAAAACACATATCTCCTATGGTCTTTAATACTTCTTCATCAAATCTATCTTCCCAATCTATTGTAAATTTAGTTTGAAAATCATCCTGTTTTCTTCCATTTTCATTTTCTTTTATACCATGCACATACAATTGATTTTGTCTTTCTGTACCATATCCACCCATCATATCAGCATATATTATGCCATTTTCTCCACAATCTATTCCTAAATTCATTTGATTATATAACCAATCTGATTTTTGACTTTCTATATCTAATTTAAATGTAAAATCTTTTATTTTAGCCTCTCCTATTAGGTTGAAAGTTGATGCACCCTTTTTAAGTTTGTTTAATTGTGTTTCTTTTGCCATATGTATATTTCCCCTTTCAATTTTAAAAATATCATTATTGAATTATTTTATATTTGATTTATGTTAATTTTTAATTTTGTCTATAAATTAAGTTTGGATAAAATTCATGCTTTATTAAATTATTTCGTATTTACAACCTAGTTATATCAACGGTTGTAGTATTTCATCTTTTGTATTTTAGTCAGAAATAGTCGATTTACTCAAATTTTAAAATTGTGTAATTTTTTACAACTTTTTATCATTCTAGTTCATTATATGAGCCTTTATTTACAAGGTGGGGAATTATTTCTTTTTATTGGTTTTATTATACCTCTTGAAATTTTAATATGTAACGCACCACCCTTCTGCATCTTCTCCTCTAATATCTTCTAATGATATTCCATTACAATCGTCTGCTTTTATTTCAACTACATCTACCCAATCTTTAATTTTGTAAGTACAATAAACTGGTTTTTTATAATTTTCATATTCATTTGGCATAAACATTACTTCTTTTTCCTTATCATATTTTATTTGTAATATCTTATCACAGTCATCAAATTCTATATAAATATTACTATCTTCTAATGGTGTATTTGATAAGGTAACAATTCCACTTTCTTTAATAAAATGCTCCTCTTTAATAATATACATTTCTTCCAATTGTCGTTTTACGTCCATATCTCTTGTATTTTCTATTGTATTACTACACACTCTTTTTATTTCATCCCAAGTAGTAACTTTTATTATTTTATTTTTAATGTCTGAAATTACACATTTGTTGTTTTTAGCGTATCTAATTTTATATTTATTTTTTTGTTTATCCGTAATTAACAAGTCTTCAATATCCATTTCGAGCATACCATTTGATATAACCATTCATACCACCCTTAATATTATATTAAATTATTTTATATTAGTTTACTATTTATCTAGCTGTACATTTATTAAATCATTGTTTGGGAAATACGTAGTAAACCCTTAGCTTCTAAATCTAACATCTTATTCCTCCCAACATTTTATTATTTTAATATTTTCCTTTGCTTTCTGATTTAAATTATTTACTATATGATAAAATGACATTATGTTAATTTTATCATTACAATATATTTTTATCTTATCTTCTGTTTGTACAAGTAAATTTAGCTTTTCATCATATCTATTTTTTACTACCGTATCATCTATAATTACCATTGATGCTATATCACTTAATGGTTTACTATATTTTATATCATATTGAGTAATTGCTTTTCTAACTAATTCTATATCTTCTGGGTTAACATACAAAGGATTTAATTCATCTAATTTTAATAACATCTTGTCCATTCCTTTGCAATATTCTAAGAACTCACATTCTTTAGTTATACCCTTATATTCTCCTTTTATTATTCTTACTATATCTCCTTTTTTCAAATCTTTTCTATTATCTATATTCTTTTCTTTTTTATCTAATATATTTTGATAGTTTGTATTTTTACTATCTTGTTTATTAACTTTGTTTTTCATATCACTTAAATCAATACGAAAAGCATTGTTAATCTTATTTTGTTTTACTTGTTCCTTTATATCTTTTTTCTCTTTTAACTTCTCTTGATGATCATTCCTTTCTTTTTCACATTCTTTTACCATTTCTTTAAGTATTTCATCTAAAAAGTTCATTATTTAAATCCCTCCATTTAATTAATTATTGTTTTCATTTATCTTACTATTTTAGTATATCATGTTATTTTAATCTTGTCAAATTGTTTTGTATTTGTAAATATTTTTTAAGATAATCCCTACAAATCAATGCGTTTATCTTATATTTATATATTATCAAATTGTTTTATGTTTGTCAAGTTTATATAATATGTTTTAAATTATTCTTCTATCTTCTGCACATCTTGCAATTCATCGGCAAATAAACAATACTTGCCTTTATTTCTTGCCTTATTTTGATTAGTATTATATGTAATATATAATTCATCTTTAGCTCTTGTTAAACTTACAAACAATAATCTTCGTTCTTCCTCTAATAAATCTAAATCATTTTTTATATCTTCATATTTATATTTATTGATTGAGTTAATTACTACTGACCACTCTTTACCTTTACTACTGTGTGCTGTAGTTAATATTACGGCATTATATTTTTTATCATCTTTTTTAATACTTGTATCGTCATTATATAAAGCTATTTTATATAAATAACTTAATAGTTCATTAAAAGTATAGAATTTTCTATTTTGTATATTCTCTATAAAAGATTTCGCTACCTCATCTTTATCTATAATTGACTGTATTCTTTTATAAAAACAATTGATTTTCAATTCTTCCTTGTTTACACCTTCTATACTTTCATCATCTACTTTATTGTTTATTTCTTGGACTTCTTCCATGATTTCATTTTTAATAGTTTGCACTATTTCTTTAAAAGATTCTTTGTCTATTTCTAAAAGTCTATTATCTGCTATTAATAAATATTCCATTAAATAATAATCCTGCTCCATATTTCTAAAGAAATTAGCTAAATTAATAATGCACTGTACATTTGTATTATCTAAATACAATTCACTAGCCTCTACCATATTAGGAATACCCTTTTCATTTAATAGTTTTTGTAACTCTAATAATTCTTTTTTCGTTCTAGCAATATAGCATATCTCATGTTTAGACATTCCTTCTCTAATCTTTTCTTGAATTAGATTTACTATATACTTATTTTCATTATTTATAATTTTAAATTCTAATAATTGTGGTATTTGTCCATTTTCTTTTTTACTTATTATTTCCTTATCAATTCTTTGACTATTTAACTTATCTAATTTATTTGCTACATTACATATTTGTGGAGTTGATCTAAAATTATTTAATAAAAATATATCTTTAACATTTTTAAATTCTCTATCAAACTTTAATATGTTTTTTGGAGTTGTATTTCTAAAACTATAAATTGCCTGTGAGTTATCTCCTACTACCATTAACGACTTAAATCTATCACATTTGCTTAATAAATGTAGTAAATCAACTTGTGTAGAATCTGTATCTTGATACTCATCTACAATAATATGCTTATATCCATACATATTTTTTAACTCTGGATATTCCTCTAATAACTCTATTAAATACAATACTTGGTCTTGATATTGTAATAAGTTCTTTTCTTGCAATTTTTCATTAAATTTATCATACAAATCAAATATTAAGAATGACTTTTCTTTTAGCTCTTTTATACTTAAATTACCTTTTTCTTTTATTAATACATTTTCAATTAAACTAACAGCATTATAATTGAAACTTTTTATTAAGTTAAAGTATATTAATAATTGTTTAAAAGCTCCTTTAGCATTAGGATAATTTAATAAAGGATTTTTATAGTTTAGCCACTCAATTTTATTATATTCTTTTAATAATTCCTTTATAATGTCATTAATATCCATCATAGTTGCTAATTGAGGTTTCTCAGTAAACCCTAATTTACCCCATTCTTTGGAAATTACACTTTCTCCAAAACTATTGAATGTAAATATATTTAAATTCCTTGGATATATACCTTTGATATCATAATATGATAACCAATAAGTTATTTTCTCTTTTAGTTCTTCGCAACCTTTGTTAGTAAAAGTTATCATTAAAATATCGTTAGGTTTATATCCCTTTTTAAATAATTCTATAGCTCTTAGTACCATTGTAGTGCTTTTACCGCTTCCTGCAACGGAATTAACTCTATAATTACCTTCTTCAATACCTACAACTTGCTTTTGTGCTTCAGTTAATTTAACTTCTCCGTTACATTTTTTCAAACTTTCAACTTCTTCTACTCCATCACTTTTATCTATATATTTATGATTGCACAGGGTACCATAGTTACAAAACTCACAATCACTAGATTGACATTTTTCTGAGTTAAAATTTAACTTTGTGTTTGACAATTCAATAATTTCGTCTGATAGGTCATTGTCATAGTCAAAAGATATTATATTGTTCCCTTGAGTATTATCAAAGTATAATACATCTTTTATAGTTTTTATTTGTTTATCTATGGATTTCTTCTCCTTTTTATCATTAGGAACTATAGAATTTAATTCATTTAATTTTGATATTAAAACTGATTTATCATTTAAAAACTGTTCATATGTATTTTTATCTTCACTTTTACCTTTTAAATGATAATATGAAGCTACTATAGGTTTATTATATTGTGAGAACAATTTCTCTCCTAAATTTCTTAATAAATATAGCTCAATATCATTATAAGGTAAGTTCTTCTCTGTTCTAGCCTTATAACTTAATTTAGTTGAACTAGTTTTATATTTTATAATTTCAATATTATTCCCATTATCAAACACTATATCTGCATTTAATTCAATATTTTTATCTCCTATTTGAATATTGTTATATATGTTTCTAGCCAATAGTTTTCTATTTAATGTTTTTTCATATTCTATGTATCTAGTTAAATTATTTAATATAGTTAACATTTCAATTTCTTTTTCTTGATTAGTTAAAAAATATTTATCTTCTAACTGCTCTGATATTATGTCTTTTAATTGCGATTGTGATAGTTTTATAAAGTTATAATTGCAAAGTACATTTTTATAAACCTTTCTTATCATTGCTGACTTATTAACTAATGTTTTAAAATCAAATTGTGAAATATAAGCTTTAAATGGACATTGTTTTATATTTTTTAATTGATATAATTTTATGTTTTCCATTTAGTCTCTCCCTCTCTGTTATTATTAAATTATTTTAAGTTATCATAAAAACTAGATTTTATATTAATTTATATGTAATTTATTGTTTTCTAAACATGTATCAATTCTATTTTTGGCTATAGTATAATAATTTTTATTTAATTCAAAACCTATGTAATTTCTATTTGTATATATACATGCTATTGCTGTACTTCCACTGCCCATAAAGCAATCTAAAATGGTATCTCCCTCATTTGAGGAAGTTAATATAATATTTTTTAATATTTCTATTGGTTTAGGAGTTGTATGTCCATTTTGTTTTATGGGTTCATGTTGCCAAACACTTGGTAAATTTTGATTATTAAATATGTATCTTGATTTCATATATTTATTTAATAATAATTTGTAATCATATTTCCCTATTAGTTTACATATTAAATCCCAATCGGCTTTACCGATATTGTAAGGCGGGTCTATTGCTATAAGATTCACTGATTTATCAGGTATTTTTTTCAATCCTACCAAGCAATCCTCATTATATATTTTATTCAACTCTATCATTCTATCCCTCCCATTAATTTTTTATTAAATTATTTTATATTTAAATAAATTACGATAAAATGTTTAATTTAAATTATTTACTAATAAAACAAAACTTCTTCTATATTTTCATATTCATCTGTTTCACAAACACTGAAAATATCTTCTCTCCATCCGCCCTCGTCATGATCGTATTTGTAGTAATATACTCCTCCATCTTCATCAACAAATGGATTAGTTATTGTATCATAAGGTCGCATTCCAGTTGGATAATATGTCATTACATCTCTGCCTAAAAATGGACAATATATTTCACCCCATTCAGTCATTTCACTTTTCCATTCTAATTCCTTATCTCCATGTTTTTTTAACATATCAAATAACCATTCTTTTTCTGTACTATCTCTTAAAAAATTCTGAACTTCTAAAGCTCTATTACAATGTTCTTTAATGCTTCCTTCAACATCATAAAAAGCAAATTCTTTTAATAATTCTATTGCCCTCTCATATTTATTAGCCTTATCTAACATTTCATTTACCTTTTTTTCAAATAAATCTGGTCTTTTAGTATCAACTAAACAAATTATTTGGTTTTTATCTATATTATCTATAGTCATTTCATTTAAATTTAGCTTATACATACAAATTCCCCCTAATTTTTATAATAATTTTATTTACAATTTCCTTGACTCACAAGTTGCTAAAATTAAAGAATTTCAATATCATTTATAATTTCAAAATCTATCCAAAATCCACCATCTGTAGTTTTTAATAAAAATTGTGAATCATTACATTCAGTTAATGTTCCTTCAAATATGCCTTTATCAGTAATAAATTTATATCTATTGCCTATAACTATTTTTATTGATTTTCCATCTATTTCACCTATAATTGGAAATTTAAACATGTAGATAATGCCTCCTTTGTATTTATTAAATTATTTTAAATTTGCATAAAATCCTCAATTTAAATTAAGTATGCTTAGTCCTCTTTTAAAGCTATTTCAAATAACATTTCTATAGAAACTATATAAAATAATGCTTCGTTTACAAAACCATTTCTTAAACAACTTTTAATAATGCTTGTCTGATTTAACATATATTCTATAAATTTATCATCCCTTATATTTATTTAACTACCTCTTTCTATTATTTTATAAATTATTTTAAACTAATCTATTAAACTGTCAAACAATTTTTCTAATTCTTCATAAGAAGCTTTATCTAAAAATTGCATATGTTTATTTTTATCTTCTTCAGTTAATTCTTTCATACCTTTTAAAGCATTTTTTAATATATCTTTATAAAATTCTTTAGATTCTTCTTTTTTAAATTCTGCTTTTCTTTTATTATAATCCTTTTTAAATTCATCTGATGTATCTTTATCTGTAATTACAAACCATTTACCTTTTTTAAATCCCTTTTCTATAACCTGAAAAGAACATAGATTTGAATTTTTTGTATCATCATATTTAATACATTGTACAATTTCATCCCTATTATTTTTACCAAAAGTTATTTCATGTTTACTTCCATTTATCTCAACTACAAAAGTCTTTTTTAATAAATAAAATATTACACAATCTACATCTACTGATTCCAATTCTTTATAATACCAAATTGGATATTCATTTCTTCCTATAAATTTTTTATTTATTGTTTCTTCAGTATGTATTTTAACCACTCCTTTTTAAATTTTAGTTAATTAAATATAGATTTATTATTTTTAACATATTGAATATCATCAATCATTATATTTTCATTATTTTTAAATCCCTTCAAAGCTTGTTTCATTTCATTTATATCTGAATAATAAATAACTTTTGTACATTTAGGAATTGAAAACATTGCTACGTTCGCCATACCACTACCATGAATATATGTATATTCAGTAACAGTAACTCTACATTTTAGCTGATGCAATAAGGAATCTATTATATTTTTCATTTTATCCACCTCTTTATTTTTAAAATTTTTATTTATTTAACTAATTGTATCTACTATTTTATAAATTCCTTTTTCAACATCTGACACAGGAATATAATCCTCTATATCCCACCACTGTACTTTATAACACAATCTTTTATCTAATCCTTTAGGTGTAACATATTCTATTCCTACAATCTTACCATTTAGATTGTCAGGATGCTTAAAAGCATTTATTGAAATAGATTTTAAATAACTTGGACTTATATTTACTAAATTACTTGTCAATTCTTTATATTCTTCTTTTCTACTATCAGAGTCAGGAATATACTCACCATTAGAATTCATGTATTCTTTTTTAGTTTCATTCCAACAATATTCACACATCATAGAAGACATATCGACCATAAATGGTGAAGGTCTTAGAATCTGATTTTCTTCATCACAATAATCACAAGTTCCAATTTTATAAAAGCTCATATACTTTACTCCTTTATAATTAAATTATTTTATATTTGTTTCTTATTTTTTTAATCTACTATATTAATCATCTTTCTTTTTAAAATATTTTATTATACCTTTAATTAATAACAATAAATTTAAAATAGGTGTCATATACACTAAAAATATGAAAAAATATCCTATTAGGGGATTAGATATACTAGCATTTATTAATCCATTAACAAAGTTAGTTATTTTTTCATTATCTATTTCCTCTAAACTTTCTTGAATCAAATTAAAGGCTTTAAATGGGTCTTCATTCATATTGTTTATTTTGCTTATATAAAAGCCATTGCCCCTATTAAAATATTAAAAGTAAATAAATTCATATTCTCACCTTCACTAGTATCAAAATTTAAATTAAGAGATGTCTTCTATTCTTTGTACATATTTTTCTAATGTTTCTATTTCATTTAGACACATTAGATTAAACATCTGAAACGATAGTGAAAGACCACTCTCAAATGCAAAGGAATCAAAAGTTGATTCCTCAAAATCCTTATAATTACAAATAGTTTTTTGAGTATTTGTTTTAAAAACGCATTCTTTAAAATCATAATATATATCTCCATGACCAATTTTATTTCTTAATTTTCTATTCGTTAATTTTAATAACTCATCCAAGTATTCACTTTTACCAGCTAATTTATTAATTTTATCTACCAATTTACAATTATAATCTTTTTTAGAATACACTTTTTTCTTAACATTTATTAATTTCATTAAATTCTTCTTGCAATCCAAATTTTTTATAAATATTTTTCATTATTATCCCTCCATTACTATAAATCTATTTTACCATATTTAACTTCATATAAAATAATGGTTTTAACTTATAAAATATTACTTTTTCCTTTTACATCTTTCTATCTGTGCTTTACTTATTCTCTTATATGCACATTTTGGACAACGAGTGCCACGTAGAAAATTATCTGGAGCTACATCCCACTCATCATAACCACATATATTATGTTTCATCCTTACTTTTTTACTGCTTTTTATATATTTACCAAGTACAGTATACTCATCACTAACTAATTGATATACTTCTTCTACAAACTTTTCGTGCGATTTCTTTCCTCCTCTACGACACTCTGGACAACGAGTTGACTGCAAAAATTTATCAGGAATTACTTCCCACTCGTGTTCGCACTTATTATGTTTCATTCTAATTTTTATACTACCTTTTATATATTTACCAAGTACACTATATTCGTCACCTACTAGATCATAAACTTCTTTCTCAAATTTTTCTTGTGTTTTACATGTTTTCATATGATAAGCCCACTTTCTACTTTTAATATATCTAAATTATAAAACACAATAGTTTCTTATGCTATATGAATTTTATTTTTTATTTTCCTTATACCATGTAACTATATCTGAATCATTTCTTCTATGAAACCAAGCTCTTAATACATAAATACTATTTTCTTTATTGTAAAAAGATACATATATTTCTTCTTGTGTTTTTTGCATATCTATATCATATTCCCAACCTTTTTCTTTCATTTCTTCTATATGTTTATCTCTATCATCTTTTGTATTATATAAATAAACAATTTCCTCATCTCCAAATACATTTACATTATTTCTATAAAGAATTTTTTCATTCTCTTTTAAATAATTAACAATAATTTTAGCTGATTCTAAACTTACCATAGTTTTCCTCCCTATTATTAAACAATTACCACTTACTATTCACAAATTTCAAATCATGTTTTATTATCACCTCTCTAAATTCATATTTATTTCAAAATGTAATCTTATTTTTGGATTGTGAACTAAATACATTTTCTATAGTGTTTCAAAGCCTTTATAAGTCCTTCTCTATCCTTATGCTTAAAAGCATCACTAGCAAATTCTATAAGATAATCTGCAATTTCTTCCACTTCTTCATCTTCAACAACATTATTTATGCTTACTTCTTTTTGTTTTTTTACATATCTTTCTTCTCCTCCTACGCATAATGGAGGTTGTGAATGTTTAAATCTAATTATGCCATCTTGCATAGATATTTCTCTAAGCTTGTAAGCTGTTCCTATTAAATTATAAGTTTCTCCTTCTTGAATATTAGCTATAACCTCTTTAAAACTTAATTCTTCTTCATAATTTCTCATTTCTAAATCTCCCTTTTAATTTTATTTCACCTTAATTTAAGATGTTTATCTGATATCTAAATTACGAATTATTTTTTAAACTCTTTTTCAATTTCTTCTAAAATAGTTCTCATTTGATTAATGCTATTTAAAACTTCATCTTTATCATCTAAATTTGCATAATAAAAAATAATTATTGATAAATTTTTTAAAGAATAAAAATCCTCTTTATATAACATTTGTCTTCTTCTCTTTCTAGTTGAATTGTGACGTTAACCACATATTCTAATAAAATCATATAGTGCTCTATATTTAGCTATCCCTTTACAAGCACTCCAAGGAAATCCAGTTTGCTCTTTTAGCAATTTTCTTTTGATATATAT